AGAAATTATTATAAAGTATTTTACTAGAAAGTAAATTTTTAAAATTGAAATGCAGGACTCTGTCCATAAGAACTTAGGTATATTCCTACTTTTTGGGAAAAATTCCTAGTTTTTTCCTAAAATATTTTACAATATTTCCTAGTTTTCTCTTGTTTTTCCTAGTTTCCTAAAATATTTGCTATGTTTTACACTTTTTTAAAAAAAAGTTTGTATGTAGTTACATTATGGTGTATATTGTAGGCTTATAATCATATCGGAGGGGGGTCTTGATTTTGCGACAAAAATTTAGATCCTCCTTTTTATATTGACACTTTATCAAATTCAAGTTATACAATTTAGATGTAGTCTGGGATTGTTTTGTTTAACACCTTTACCTTTCCCATATCCTGGACTACACTTTCTCAATGGAAACAATTAAAATATTAGAGCTTATTTGCGCCTGTGGGGCAGTGGTTAGTATTTATGTTTATGGTAACAAAGCTTGGTATGCACCTTTAGTTGGTCTTTTTTGTCAAATATTTTGGGTATCTTGGGCAATTCTTGGTGATTTTACATTTATGTTTATACTTACCACCTGTATGATTTTGACACATATTCGTAATCTAAGGACTATGGGCACTATACAAAAACTGTCACAAATATGGTACTCATATAAAAATTAGCAGTCTGTTTAATATGTCCGCGCAGATTATTTATTTTTTTACGTAGGTTTTTTTTCTCAAAAGACTCAGCTTGTAACATTCTTTTGTAAACTTTGTCATAAGCAAACCACATCAATTGTTTATTTGTAAATTTTATCTCCCCACTTTCAATCGCTTTTTTATAACACTCTTCGATATCATCAGGATCTAATTCACCCCAAGCACATACATAATTAAAATCCTTCGTGCGATTTAGTATCCAATTGTGTGAATAAATTTTTAATAAACTTGATTTTCTGTCGCTGTGATCAATTAAACAATCTTCAACTGCGTTTACGACAACTGATCGCCATAGTTTAGCTTCAGGCTGCAAATTTTCACAGGATAATATACTCCTAGCAAATTTAACACCCATTTTCCTTAATAAAATAGGTGATGGATTCATTAGTGTCCGTAGTATTTAATAAGTTCGCTTAGGATAACTTTGTAAGTGGCAGAAAAAGATTCCATTTTGTCCCCACTTTGACTGTCGAAAGCTTTATAATCGTTGTAGATTCCATCAATAAAATACATTCTATCTACCGGATCCATATTATTAGGGTTTATTATCTCCGCATCATCTGTCTGAAGAAGATCTCTCCAGTTTATTTTTTTCTTTTTTGGCACATCTTTATCGTATCTAAACTTGTTCATCTTTTCCACCCTTTACTACATTTAATTTTACAACGTTATGTTTTTCGCCTGTGTGACGATAATAAATATCTAACATCCTTTGATACAGTTCATTTGAATAATTAAATTCAACTCCTAAAGATATGGCATACATATAATCCATTACTTTTTTAAAATCTTTTTTAGTAAGGTTTTTTCTTAAGATATTAAGTATATCCTGCAAATAATTTAAATCAGACATTTTTACTCCAAAGTTAAGTTAATTACCCTGGCCCGTATCCCGTGATTCTTGGTACTTGATATTTTTGCTCTTGAACGTTGGTAGCTGACTATCGCAGTTAGGGCATACAAATCTAAGATTGCTTAGCCTATTATCCGTTTTTACACCATTTATGTGGTCAAGCACAAGCGATAATTTTTTTTTCTGCCAGACACCCTTGTTTTCACATATCGCACAAGCATATCGCAACAGATTGTCATCAATGATTCTAGATTTAAGACGTGAGTAATTTTTATACATAGAGTCTTTTACAAATAATTTTTCATTAGGTATTTTATTGTATTGATTATTCATCTACCCCTCCAATCACGTTTCTCGCCTCTTGGCGCAATAATTTGTTTATTACAAATATAATCACTATGTGATGTTATAACCATAGTTTCCAAATCAGTGCAAGTATAAAAACATTTTATAGAATCTTCACCAAAAAAAGGTTCGACTCTTTTTTCTTGAGTCAACCTACACGTAACAAAATATTGATTTCGTTTATCATACAGTCGTCCTGTACCGTGCCATTTATAACTAGACAATATTATTATAGATAAAAGTAAGCTAACACCAATATACTGTTTCATCACCTAAACTAGCTAGAGCTGTGCTTTTTAAATTATCGCGCGGATCTGGTTTATGACCTGATCCGGTACAAACAGTACACGTGGTCGTGTTGTCAACAGTTGTTAGTTTGGTTGTGTCTATTTTTACATAACCATTGCCTAAGCAATCTTCACAAATTGGAAATGTTTTCATTCTTTCTCCTTGGTTAAACATTTTTGTTGATATTTCGTATAGCCAAAAATTGTTATGGATGCATTCTCTTTGCTAGCTTTTGACCATCCCTTGTCAACCCATTCACACGTATATTTTCTGTCATTATTATTTTTCTGTACAAAAAAATCAGCGTTACTCCAAGTATACAAATTTACAAATAATCCTAAAATTAAAGTTTCCATTTAATCACCAAAATACCTTTCATTACTTTTTTTATTTTTCCACGGTGGATTTTTCTTTTTTTTTACATACATCTCTGTGCTTTCACAAAGTATATTTTTAATGCGGACACGTGGATCGTCATATATTTCTGCCAACTCTATGATCGCTTTTTCACAATCTGTTACTAGATTACGATCATAAGTTTTCATAAATAACTTGTTGTTTATTTCAAACCATATTGTCAATATAAAATAATCAAACATCAATACCTAACCTTTTTTTTGCTTTTTCACGTAACATAAATGTTTTTTTATCAAAACAAGCCCACCCACGTACACCATCATCAGTTTCTGCTTCGTACTTATCAACTAACTCCCAGATTTGTTGGAAGTCACAATGATCAACTTTACTATGTATGTGTTCTGTGCCGTCTTCTAAAAAAAATATAATTATAAATTCCATAACTAAAATCGTGGTTCGTGTAAGTGACCATTTATGATCATATTTTCATAATAGTCTGCCTGTTTATCATACCATAGTGCTTTGTTCATATCACCTTTCACTCTAAACATTCTTGCTTGATGCCGATAATCGTTCATTTGTTGCTCGCAGCTGGCTAACCGTGGGTCAAGCATCTTGCCTCCTCTGCGCAAACACATAATGATGTTCATCGTGATGGACACAATCTTGTATATGTACGACTTTCATTTTTTTACCATCATATTCAAAATGTTTTTCTAATAATAAGCCTACGTGTTTTGGGACAGATATATGTATGCCCTTCGTATAGTCGTCGTGAGCCAAAGAATCATCCCGCAAACCGGGGGCATAATGTTTATTATCAACATAAACTAAAAAAGGTGACCATCTTAATTTATTCATTTGTCCTCCAATAAAAAATTAACGTAATCTTTTTGAGACATTGCCTCTTTTTTTGATTGAAAAATAATATAGTCATCAATTAACTTTTCAACAAAAGCACCGGGTGTCCTATATTTTTTCTTGCACAAACCTTTAAGTATTTTATACTTATCAGCTCGCACAGCTACACTTTTCCATTCTTTTACGTCCATAGTATCTCCTTTCTAATCGTGACAAAAACAAGTGTCTGTGGCTTGATCAAACTCAAACAACTCAAGCTGATCCTGTGTGTGTTTTAATAATTTTTTATAACTTGGTCTATCTTTACGAAAATATGCAGCACGATCGTTACCGGTGCCCATTTTTTTACTCTCTTGTTTTATCCACCAATCAGCTAATTTAGGATCGGATTTCATAATATTCTTAATCGTGTTAGCACCTTTTAAAAAACATAAATCACAATTGCCCTGCGGTGTTTTGCCACCAATGTTTGGTAATCTTAAATCAAAATCATTTTTTTGCCAAAAGTTAAATACATCTTTGACAGTAACTTTTGCTGTATGCAATGGAGCTTCGGTCTCCCATCTTTCTTTTTTATTCCTGTTAGATAAACGTGCAACTCGATGTGGCTCATCATATCGTAAACCTACATAAGACATCCAATGTTCAAAACCCAGATGAAACATACAATATGCTCTCATAGTTTTGATTTTTAAATAAGATGTGCAATATCTTGTTACAGGGTTTGGTAAAAACCTTTTACTATCTATTAATTTTTCATATGGCTCACCGTTTCGTGCAGCCGAATTATGGTTGACAACATCTAAATCGTGTTCGCATTCATTATTCCATTCTACCCATACAATCGGGACATTCCATTTTTCAGAACATTCGTGTACAAAATCAAGAGTTTGTGGCATTTCTTTACCTGTATTTGCAAAGACCACAGGTAGATCCTCAGGTAGCTTGCCATCATAAGCTTTCAATATGTGATAGAGCATATATCCTGACGTTCTACCACCAGAGAAGTTAATTACACCAGGTGTTTCAAGAAGGTAAGGATTACTCATTACCATACTTTGCCCAGAGCTCTGAATTGACTAATGCTGTCGCTACGTCTGTGCCAAATATGGTATACACGCCATTATTTTCTGGATTTTCTATTTTTATTTCTTTAAGTTTTGTAACAAATTCACCTATGTCATTGTCATCAACAGGTTGTCCTCTAAAATCATAGGTTTCTACGTCAGATAATACATTGTCAATTTGTTTTAATAAACTTCTAAGTCTTTTCGATTTACATTTTAATTCTAACATATCCTAAATATATATAACGAGTTACAATAAGTCAAGAAATATTGACAAATATCATAAATATTATATCCTAGTATAAAGGAGATAAATATGGAAGAGTTAGTAGCTCAAAAAAAAGCTCTAGAAAATCAATGGAATACAATGTTGATGTCAACAGGAGTATATACCATTGAGATGAAAGAGATTGAAAGTAGAATTGATGCTGTTAAAAAAGCTCTAATTTTACAAGATATCGCTAGAGTAAAAAATACGTTTAGGTAGCTTCACCAAAGTCCTTACCGATAGCAACGTCAACCACACTAGGCACTTTAAGTTTGACACAACCCTCCATCGCACTTTTTATTTTTTCAATATCCTTATCGTCACTTATATTAAAACACAGTTCATCGTGTATTTGTAATAGTGGTGTAAATCCCTCTTTCGCGCAAGTTACAATAGCTTGTTTTGTTTGATCAGCAGCAGAACCTTGGATCAATCTATTCAAAGCTTTGTATGTAAAAGCTCTCTTAATATTAGACGCACCATATTTTGCTGAGGCATTCTCAAAAGTCTCCGGTGTATGTATGCCAAAATCTTTTGTCTCCCACATATCAAATCTACATTTTCTACCAAGTTTTGTCCTTATAACACCCTCACCATTTGCTTTTTGCATACACCTATCTGATAACTGTTTAACAAAAGGAGCTTTGCTGTTATATTTTGCAATTAAATTTTGTGCCTCCTGAAATGAAACACCTAACATATTAGCAAGTTTGTTTTTACCCATACCATACATTAGACCTAAGCCAATTGTTTTTGCTTGTTTTCTATCTATACCAACCAGATCAGCTACAGTTTGATGAAAATCAGCATCAGCATTTGTATAAGCCTCGACCAAGTCTTGTGACCCCTCATATCCTTCACCTATACTGGCTGCATAGTGTACAACTAGGCGAGGTTCCTGTTGAGAATAGTCGAAAGAACCCCACCTGTACCCATCTTCAGGGAGAAAAAGGCCTCTGATTAAAGGACCGAAGTCCTTGTTCCTTGCAGGTAGCTGCTGTAAATTTGGGTTTGACATACTAAGTCTACCCGAAACAGTGCCACCAGAGTCTGATCGCAGTTGATTTATTTCTCCGTGAATACGGCCCTTATGTTCGTATTTCATTATTGAGTTGAGAAAAGTATTATGAAATTTATTTATCTCCCTAGCTTGCACTACTAATTTTGATATTTCGTGATCAGAATTTACTAACCAATTTTGTGTAAAACTTGGTTCTCCAGATTTTGGTGTTTTAGGATAATCAATACCCAATTTATCAAAAGCAAAACCTATCTGACGTGCTGCCCAAATATCAATGTCTTTACCAACAAGTGCTTTTATTCTTACAAGTATTTTTTTTTCTTTTTCTATAAAGTCATTGCGCAGCATTTCAGCTTTTTCGACATCGACTTTTATGCCGTTCATACGCATTTTAATTAAAGTTGGTAGTAAATCTCGTTCAAGATTCCAAACAGTCTCTAAATTCTGCTGGTGTATCTCGTGTTTAAATCTTTGCCACAATAGGTACGTGAGCCGTGCATCTTGTTCCGCATAAAAGCCAACGTGCTCAGCTGGCAACATCCACATCTCTTGTTTAGGATCTACTCCGTGAGATTTGGCCGCTTCATTCAGATCTGTTTCTGCTTTTAGCTCTCCAAGATAGTCTTTGGCTAAAGCATTAAGTTTATACGTATATCTATTCTCATCAATCAAGGCTCCAGCAATCATAGTATCAACTATCTCACCCTTTACCTCCATACCGTACGCTTGCAGCCACCCTACATCATATTGAGCATTATGAAAAATTTTTCGGCAAGGTAACGAACAAATGTCATTCATATATTGCAATACTTGCTCTTTTATTAAGTTACCTCCACCGAAATGGCCGAAAGGATAATAGCCCTGCCACCCTTCAGTAGCAATTGCAAAGCCAATTATCTCTCCTTGGTTTGTTGCCCAACCAGCTCCTAATCCATTATTTATACCTTCGTCTCTAGTTTCTAAATCTATTGCAATTTCATCTGCCTCTGACAAGTCTTTGTACTCACTCGGGGCAGACCAAATGTGTTTTTTAAAATTAAATGTTAGCTGAAGACTAGTCATTTTTAATAATTTCACCTGTAGATGTTAAAATAGGTTGATCAGGATTAGCGGATTGCACATCCTCCATTGGTGGAGATTTGCCAACAAAGAATAAATTACCTGATACTGTAACCCTTTCGTCATCTATCTCATAATAAGGATAAACTGTATGACATAAATTGGCAGGAAATATATAACCCGTACCCTCATAAGTTCTATCAACTAACTTTGTCGTGGAGTGTATCTCATTATCCAAACCTATGTGTATGAAATCTAAAGCACCGACAGAGTTAGAATTAGACTCTTTGCCTGGACCAATCTCTGCTTGATCTTTAAAAACAAAAGGTACTTTAACAAATATTACAAAAGAAAATACACCAAAGTGTTTATGCACAGGATTAAATTCGTGTTTTTTCATAAAGTTGACCCATAAGTTAGCCAAATACAAAGAAACAGGAGCTTCTTTTTGCACTGCCTTTATTTTTTGCCTAAGAACATAATCCCGCAAATTTTGTTTTTCAAATATAAAATTATCTAAAAATTTATATAATTCAGGAAAGTCTGCATCTAAAACATATTCATCTCTTATGTTACCCGCTAAATGCATATTCCATTTTAGTTTTTTATTTGTACGATCTACTTGAGATATTCTTAATTTTAGTTCATCAAAAATATCCGTTGGTAATATAAACTTTTTTAGATATGGATATTCGTTACTCATAATCTCTCTCTATAATCATATCAATGTAATGTTTAGCTTTTTCCAGATCTTCTTTTCCATTTTTATTACGGTGTCTACAAATATACTTTATTACATTACCCTCTGCAAATAGTAATCTGTTTTTATTAATAAACTGCGCGGGTTGTATCTTAAAATTTTGATAATGCGAGCCGCCTCTGTCCCACAAATTATTTAAATTTTTCTTTAATTTCATTTAACAATTTAGTATACGTTAATTCATTTTTATCTTCTAAAAATTCTGTTGTAAGAACAAAACGTGGTCCGTCATAATTAACAACCATATGTTCTTTCTGATTGTTAAATAAATATCTTGTGCCTGGAAAATACTGTAATTCAAAAATAGAGTGAGATACGTCCGGAGTATGTCTAAAAAAAGTATAAGAAGTATTTGGTGTCTGTATTAACATATTTACACAAACACCTCTATTAGTATCGGTATGCCAATTATACATAGTTTTGTTTTCCATTTTTAGAATCCCAGCTTTAAATGGGTGTCTGTCATAAAGCCAACTGTAGAAGTAATCTTTCATTACTAGTTCGTGTGGGACAAGACAAGCTGTAAAATTAAAATAATCAATCCACTCTGTCTCTGGATTCCATATTAAATCATCTAATTTAGGGTGAAAGAATTGACCAGCTTTTATTTCTTCAAAAAAAGGACTCATTTTTTCTCCTGTAAGTATACTAAATAGTCCGTACCTATGGGATAATTATATTTATAATCTGTTGACAAAATATGTAAAGTGTTTTTTGCACGAGTCACTCCTGTGTAATATACTCGTTTTTCATCAGATTTTTCTTTTGTATTTTTATTTAAGAAAGCACTAGGCCAGTTAGTTTTAGAATAAATAAGAACATTATCTGCTTCTCCACCTTTTACAGAATGAATAGTGTCAATAATAATTTGTGGTTCAGCACTTAACTGACGAGCACCGTATCTTTGTAGCAATCTTATAAAATAAGTGACTTGCTCAGGTTTAAAATTTCTTTGTAATATCTCCCACCAAGGTTTTGATTTGCAGTCATCATCTAGATCTAAACCACACCATTCTTTCAAACCTTTAAAATCATACTCCTGATAGTCTGGTAAACCTGTCCAAAATTTATCTCTTCTATAAGACAAATCAGCTAATTGCCTGATATATTTGAACATATTTTCAGCTTCTTTTTTGTTTATTTTTTTGTCCTTGTTTATTTTTGTCCACGATCTTATAGCTTGCCATTGGTTCACATCAAAAGAACGGTTGCCTCTATTATCTCCATAATATAGTCCTGCATCTTTAGCACACATTCTTAATTCATTAACTGTTGTGTTTACCCGTCCAAGAATATACCAAGTGCCCGGTAATTTACCTATAGGCACCTCATTAAAATTAAGATACCGTTTGACTGTCCCTTCTTTTTGTAAGGCTTCGTAATCTTTTTCTACACTATCTAATATGCCGCGCCTAATGATTTGTGAGAAATGATGTATTGCCTCACCAAAACGACGGGTCTGTCTTAAAATTACTTTTCTGCCTGGAAAATAAGTTGTGAAATATGCGGGATCAGCACCATTCCATTTGTATATGCCTTGATCATCATCACCTGCTAAATATATTTTTTTTGCATTTTGAGATATTTTGTAAATTACTGACCATTGCAGCGGGGTAAAGTCTTGAGCTTCATCAAGAATTAAAATTTCTAGCGGTGGAAAATTTACTTCATCAATAGCTCTCTCAATCATATCGGTAAAATCTATAAAAGAATTTTTTTTATAATTTTCATATGTTTTAATTTTTCGTAAAAACACATCAAGTGAGTCTCGTTTGTAAGATTCTTTTTTGTAAACTAATATGGGGTCTTCACACATATTACGTGATTTATCATAAACACCTAATGACCAATCTTTGTAAGTAAAATTATCATCCGATAAACGACTGTCTGATGTTTTTATAATTCTAGCTTGTAATGCATAATCCAACATACAATTTTTAGGATCAAAAACTTCTTCTTCAAAATATCTTCTGCAATATTTATGTAAAGTTTTGAACCTCTGAAAATCGTCAATTGTATATTGTGTGAATGCAGCTAGGGCTCTATCTCTTGCGGTGTCAACAGCTTTGTTAGTAAAAGATATAAAAGCAATGTCTTTAGGATGAGTGCCATTTGCAAGATATTTTTTTAAAACTCTCTCTATTAATGTGTAAGTTTTACCTGTACCCGGTGGGCCAAATATTTTTATTGTTTTCTTGTGAATACTTTTATGTTTTTGGAGATCTAAATTTGTTTGTGTGGTATCCATCGTCCATCTCACTTACATCGTTTTTTGGTTTTGTTTTTATTGCTTGGTGACTTACAAAGTTAGGCATCTCTACTGACCATACGTTTTTCTCTCCTTCGTGATAATCTTTTCTTTCACAGTTTAGCATCCTCAATGCATCAGCGGTAGTATTAAACATCCGCGCAGCATTCTTTTTTAGAAATTTATCTAATGTCAATTTTTTAAAATAACATACATTAGATTTACTATCTAGTACAACATAACCGTCTTTTAATTTATCAAACTTATCTTGCTCTATGTGCGATTCAAAAAAATCTTTTAGAACAGAGTATCTCTCTTCTTCAAGAGTATCAGCATAAGTGTGTTCCAAACTCTCTTCAGCTCGCTCAACAATACTTTTCATTAATAATTCAAAAGGGCTAGGTCCCTTTCTTGGTTTTGGTAACGTCAACCAATAAACTCTATGTCTTAATAATTTCACTCTAAAAGATTTTTCATCTTTCATATCTTCTGGTGTGACACTTACGTGCTGCCCTTTGTAATCAAATTGATACCAGATGTTGTTTGTAACTTGTATATATTTTATATTTTCAAAATGATCAATAATATCTGGCACAGCATCACCAATGCCTAAACTTCTTGTTTTACAGAGATCTTTGTTACATATTGGTTGATACTCAGGATGTTTAGGTGGGCATTGAAAAGTGTATCCACCCTTTGACACAGATTTAGCCAGTGCTATAACTTCTGATGCCGGTAGTGGAGTGCTAAATATTTGATTGTTTCTGTTTATAGCAATTTGCTCGAGTTGTTGTACAGATATTGCTGGATCTTTTTTTGACTCTAAAACTAACACATTAAATAAAAAATTATTTCTATTATTGCCACTCCAACCCTCTTGTATGAGTTTTTGGACACAAGGTGGGTAATTACTCCATTGTGTTTCTGCCTCATATTCAACAACTTTAAAGTTAAAAAAATCTTGTGGACTAATAGTTTTTTGTTCAGCTAACTCAATAAATTTACCAATTAAAACGGGTGTATTATTATCATCAAATGCAAATTCCATTGATGCATTAAAATTATGATAAGGCATATTAACGGCTTTGTTACACGGAAAAATTTCTTGTGCAAGAAAGTATTGTTGATTTATTTCTGATAGTTTTTTTAATACTTTGTTTGTGTCAGCAAAATCATTAAAGAATACAAAAATGTGTAAACCGCCTGATTTTGATTTCACAGGCACAAATGGAAGCTTGTATTTTTTAATAATTTCTACGTATTTTTTTTCGGAGTAATCTTTGTAATTATTTGGGTCTACATCTATGCACCCCCATTTACATTGATCGTCCTTTTCAGGTTTAAGACCTAATCTTATTTTACCATCAAGATGTTGTCGCCATAGATTGCTTGTCACTGGCTCGTGAACCGTGATGTATTCAGCTGACTTCTTACCTCTCTCATCGTCCTCCCCTGTTAGGGAGGACTTGAGATAACGAGAGTTGTCACCCTCAAATAGTTTAAAGAGTTTGTCCTCCATTAGAAAGGAGTATCGTCTTCAATTTCATTTTCTTTAGAGGGCGATTTTGACTCATTCATTGCATTTTCTTGACCAAAATCTACTTTACCAAATATTTCAGAGGATTTTGCACTTTCATAAAAATCCTTCGTCACTTGTAAAGTTTTATCATAGTCAGCTATGATTTTGTCAAACTCAATAACCCAACCATACCAAGAATTTTGTGAATTGGACTCTTTGGTTGTGGTTAGTTTGTAAGTCGTTGCCCAAGAAGGAGGACAGAAAAAACCATTTTTACCTTTCATTCTTCTTGATTGAATCATAGAATTCCATAACTTTGATTTTTTCTTTTGTGTAGATTTCATACCTATTACAACACTTTCAATAGGTTCATAATCTTTGTTTAATATATAGACAAAATGATTACCTGTGTCTTCAACATAGTTACCATTTTGTAATCTATCTTTGCCATCATCACCACGACTCGTTTCACGTAGTATTTCAGGGTTTGTATGTATTGCAATAGGTCTTCCTGGAGAGTCACCTCTGTCCTTCCACTCGTTAAAAGTGTTAACATACAAACAGGGCACCACAAGGATACCGTCCTTACCTTTATAAAGCGACCCGGTAATTTCATTATAGATATCGCCTTGTCTTGCCTTTTCATTAAACTTACCACTACTTTCATCTAGCACAGGTGAGTTTGCATATAGAATTTTTAGAATAGGAAGCTTGATATCACGAGCTGTAATATTTTCAGCACCTTGTCCTGCAAATTCTTCAAGAGCAGATACTGCTTGCACTGCATTTTCTTTTTTCGTTGCGACTTGGTTCATAATTATTTTTCTCCTTTTATTTTAGTCTTGTTAGCAACATATACTCCAAAAAGATCCATCGGAACATCACGACCATTTTCAATTTGTTCTCTAACAAATGCTTTAAGTGTTGATGATTCCACTTTTTCTTTTTGAATTACATTAAGTCCTGCCGCTTTAAAATCTTCATACATAACACGTGCTGCATTATCCTCTGATTTACCAAAAGTGACAGTGACATTGTTTTTTATTATGTCCCCGAATCCATTATCACGAAGCCATCGAAATGCCTCATCAGTTTTAGATACAGGAATTTTGGCAGCATAAAAAGGTTTTATATCAACAGACGATCCATCTGCTAATTTTAACATTGATATGCCAGCATTTTGCATTAAGTTTGGAATTTCTTGCTCAGAAAGCAAACGTTCTTCATCTTGAAGTGTTTTTAAATGTGCTTCACATTTTTTCATTTGTTCCTGAAGCTCCAATAACTTATTGCAAGATTTTGCGATGTCGCTAGTGACATCTGTGTCTACCTTGATTCGGGTAGATTCTGCTTCTAAGTCCATAGGACCTCCTTTCCTATTGACAGTATTAATAATTTATATTTGACTTGTCAACAAATATTTTATATACAATTATAATATAATGGGATATAGCTACAAAACACAGCCGTATGAGCATCAACGTGTTGCTTTAGTTAAAGGTGCTGAAAAAATAAATTATGCCTATTTTATGGAAATGGGCACAGGAAAAACAAAAGTAAGTATTGATAATGCTGCTTATTTATACACCTTAGAAAAAGTCAATGTCGTACTAGTCGTAGCTCCAAATTCTGTATATCGTAATTGGGAAAGCGAAATAAAAACACATTGTCCTGTACCTTCAAAAGTTTTAATTCATAAAAGAGATAAAAAGTTTATTAGAACAAGTGAAGAGTTAACTTTCTTTTTAATTAATATAGAAGCTTTCTCGAGGACGTCAGGAGAAAAAGCTATAAAAGATATTATTCAAGAGTATGCAGACACTATGCTCGTGATTGTAGATGAATCTACCACTATAAAAAATAGAAGTGCAAAAAGAACAAAAACAATTACAAAAATATGTAGACCAATAAAATACAAAAGGATTCTTACTGGATCGCCAGTAACTAAATCTCCTCTTGATTTATATTCTCAATGTGCATTTTTAAACCCTTCGCTTTTGGAAATTACAAATTATTATGCTTTTAGAGCTAGGTATTGTGTAATGCAAACAGTTGGTATGTCTTCAGGCAAACAAATATCTTTACCGTTATACTACATTAATCTAGGAGAGCTTGAAGATAAATTAAAAAAATTTTCGTATAGAGTAAAAAAAAATGACTGTCTTGATTTACCTGATAAGATTTATGAAAAAAGATACATAGATTTACGCGCGGATCAGCTAGAGGTATATAGGGATCTTAAAGCATATGCCCGCACAATATTTGAAGACAAAGAAGCATCGTATACAAATAAGCTAACAGAAATATTAAAATTACATCAAGTGTGTTGTGGGTATTTAGCCACAGATGAAGGTATAAAAAAAGAGTTGAGTAATCCTAAACTAGATGAGTTACTTAATATATTAGATGAAACTGAGGGAAAAGTAATTATATGGGCCAACTACATTCATAGTATAGAAAAAATAATAGAAACTCTGAAAAAAAAATACGGTGCTATGTCAACAGTTTCTGTTTACGGAGCTGTATCCGTGGAAGAAAGACAGTCAGCCGTGGTTAATTTTCAGGAAAACAAACACGTCAAATTTTTTGTTGGTAATCCTACAACAGGTGGTTATGGTCTTAATTTGACTGCAGCGAATACTGTAATATATTTTAGCAACTCATATGATTTAGAAGTGAGACAACAATCTGAAGATAGGGCACATAGAATACGTCAACAAAACAAAGTGACTTATATTGACATAATTGCAAAGAACACAATTGATGAATTTATACTTAAATCTTTAAACAAAAAATTTAAAATAAGTGCTCAAACTTTAGGCGAAGAAATACTTGAGTTTTTATAAAAAAAACTTGCACCCAAAAAATAAATTGTTATTATATAAATTGTCTATGAAGTCTAAAAGGCTTTAAGGGGATTTGATTTATTTCATATCCCCTTTTTTTTGTAATATTTATCTACTCTTGCAAACCATTTCTTTTCGTACTCTGCTAATAATTTTTCATTGACTAAAAACCCTTGATATAATAAATCTTTTGTACAAACACAAATCAAACCTTGCTTTATGTCACCAAAGTTTTTTTTGTGAGCAAGAGCATAGGCTGCTATTTGGTAATAGTAATCCTCAATCCATTCTTCTCTTTTAGGTTTGTTAGATTGTTTAAAATCAATTATTGTAGGCTTATCGTTGTAAACACCTACAGCATCACTCGATCCTGCCCACTGATCCTCATAATGCAAACTAACCTCTGTTCCGTATACCCGACTAAATTGGTCAAGATTATCTACAATAGTATGAGCCATCATTCGTGGTAAACTGCCGTCTTTGGACAAATTTAGATAACCTACTCCATTCAAGTATTGTTCTAAAACATAATGCATTTCTGTTCCTCTTCGTGCAGCTTGGGCCGTGATCCGTGCTGCCTCTTGATATCCT